GAAACCTCCATTGAGTACGATCTTGAAGACGGTGGTGTTGTAGTAAGCTTTACTCCACCTGAAGACAACCGTGCCAAGGAACAGATTGAAGAGGACGATCCTGAAGAGTTTTACAGAAACCTTGTAGACGATCTGGACGAGGATCAGCTTACAGATATTGCAGAACAAGTTTTGGAAAACTTCACTGCCGACAAGGACAGTCGCGCAGAATGGGAAAGCATGTTTGAAAAAGGATTTGATCTTCTAGGTCTAAAGCTTGAAGATACAAGTGAACCATTTGAAGGTGCATGTACTGCTGTACATCCTGTTCTAATTGAATCTGCAGTTAAGTTTCAATCAAAGGCAACACAGGAACTATTTCCACCTGCAGGTCCAGTAAAGACACAAGTTCTTGGTGATCTTAATGAAGAAAAAGAAGATCAGGCAAATCGTATCAAGAACTTTATGAACTATCAGCTTACTGATCTGATGCCTGAATACTTTGACGAGTTTGAACGTATGCTGTTCCATCTACCGCTTATTGGATCAGCATTTAAAAAGATTTATTTTGATTCAGGTCTTAACCGTCCTGTTTCCGAGTTTGTCCCTATAGATCAGTTCTATGTATCTTACTATGCAACTGATCTGCGTAGAGCAGACCGTTATACTCATGTAATCTATCGTAGTCCGGTTGAAATGCAGCGGGACATTCTATCAGGAATGTACGCTGACGTTGAATTACCTGAAGCTTCTGTCCCTACTCAAACTCCCCTGAGTCAGAAGATGGACACGATTATGGGTCTTTCCCCTTCTTCACAAAATGATCCACAATACGTTCTGTTAGAGCAGCATTGCTATCTTGATCTACCAGAAAAGATTGCAGAGGATAATGGTCTGTCTCTACCGTACATCGTTACAGTAGAACAGGAAAGCCGTCAAGTTCTTTCCATTCGTCGTAACTATGACATTAAAGACAAACGCAGGGAAAAGAAAGTTTTCTTTACTCACTATCGCTTTGTACCCGGCTTTGGTTTTTATGGCCTTGGACTAATTCACTTCCTTGGCAATCTTACCATGACTGCAACTTCAGCTATGCGTAACCTTGTTGATGCAGGTCAGTTTGCAAATCTACCAGCAGGTTTCAAGGCAAAGGGTACACGTATTGTAGGAGACAATGATCCTATTGCTCCCGGTGAGTTTAAGGAAGTTGAAGCAGTAGGTAATGATCTTACCAAAATGATCATTCCTCTTCCGTACAAGGAACCTTCTCAAACTCTATTCCAGATGCTAAACTTTGTTACTGCAGCAGCACAGAAGTTTGCTGACACAACTGAACAGGTTGTTTCAGATGCAGCAACTTATGGTCCAGTAGGTACAACAATGGCACTACTGGAAGCTAGTAGCAAGTTCTTTAGTGCAGTACATAAACGCCTTCACAAATCACAAAAGGAAGAATTTAAACTTCTTGCACGTATTAACTATGAATATCTGCCAGAAGAAAGTATGTGCGATATTCCAAACGGCACACTAAAAATTTACAAGACAGACTTTGACGGACGTATTGATGTTCTTCCTGTCTCTGATCCAAACATTCCGTCTAATGCCCATCGTATGATGATGGCAAACATGGCACTGCAGCTTGCACAGCAGTCACCTCCCGGTATGTTCAATATGGAAGAACTAAACCGTACAATTCTTATGGCTGCCAATATGCCAAACATTGATCGGATTATGCCACGCAAGCCTGAGTCAGTTCCTCTTGATCCTGTCAGTGACATTGCCGCAGCAGTAAAGGGTCTTCCAATCAAGGCATTTGTTGGACAAAATCACGACGCACATATTCAGGCAAAGATGATGTATCTGCAAGACCCACAGAATGGTGCCAATCCTCTAATGCAGCGCATTGCTCCGGTTCTACAGGCCAATATGCAAGAACATATGATTATGAAGTATCAGGAACAAGTCAATGGCGTTGCACAGCAAATGATCCAGCAGTACGGACCTGAAGCAGTTGCAAGTGGACAGGTTGATCCTAACGATCCTCGTGTAATGGAAATGGTAATTGCACAGGCAGCACAGCAAGTCATGCAAGCTAATCAGGCAATGGCACAGATGCAGCAGATACAGACACCTGAAGCACAAATGGTACAGCTTGAAGGTCAACGTCTACAGGTTGAACAGCAGAAGGTTCAAGCACAAGTTGCCAAGGAAAGCGTTGACGCAGCCATGAAGAACCGTGAACTTGACATTAAGGAAGCACAGATGCAACTTGATATGCTCAAGGAAGGTATTAAAGTTTCTAATACAAGTCAAGAAAAAGAAAAGGATCGTAATGCCAAAAAAGCAATTGCTGCACTTGACGCCATTATGGACCTTACAAAAACTGCAGAAACACTTGATAATAGTAAAGCACTTAAAGCTGCAGACATGATTACTCAGTTTGTAAAAGAAGCTAATAAACAATAATGTTACTTTGGGAAGAAATGAATGTTGTTCTTCAAAAAGAAATTGAAGAACTAAAAAAAGTTCTTGCGAATGGCGGTGCTTCAGATTATGCTGATTATCGTCAGTTGGTGGGAAAAATTGAAGGAATTGAATGGTCAATGTCCCACCTTCAGCACATTGTAAAAAATAGAATTTACGAAGACGAAGACGAAGAATAATAATAAGAAAGGAAAACTCATGCAGACACCTATGATGGGTGGTGCAATTGATAACTCCGATTGGATTAGCGACGGTTCATTAGAAATTCCTTTTGAAGACCTTCCTGATCTACCGGGTTATCATGTACTTGTACGCCCTGTTTCAATTAAGGAAAAGACAAAGGGAGGAATTATTCTTCCTGACAAGGCAATTGACGATATTGCTTATCTTACAACAGTAGGTAAAGTTCTGAAGCTTGGTACTCTTGCATATCAGGACAAGGAGAAGTTTCCTGCTGGTTTGTGGTGTAACGTAGATGACTACGTTTGTTATGGTAAGCACACAGGTCAGAAGTTTGTTTATAAGGGTTTGAAGCTACTTCTGCTATTTGACGATCAGATTATTATGAAAATTAAGTCACCTAATCTGCTTGATCCAACTTATAATCTTTCAAACTAATTTGTATAATTATATTTATTAACATATAATACAAATCAATATATAGCGTTTATTCGTTAGTTTCGCAACTATCGTTAACAGAAAGGAAAAATAATGTCACAAGACGAAAATGAATGGGCAACCATTGAAATTGAAAAGCCAGAACAGGAAAAGATTGAATTTGAGGTAGAAAGTCAAGAAGAACAGGCTGAAGACGTTGCTGCTTCTAGTGAAAAGGAATTGCTGGAAGATGTTGACAACGAACCAGAAAAGATTTCTAAAACAGAAAACAAAAAGCCTGAAGAACTTGAAGGCGTTGAAACCAAAGGTGCACAGAAGCGTATTCGCCAGCTTATTAAGCAGCGTAAGGAACGTGAAGAAGAAATTGCACAGCTTCGTGCAGAAATGCAAGAACTTCGTAAGTCAGTACAGACAAAAGATACTGAACTTACCAATAGTCTAAAAAATTCTCTGGATTCAACAGAGCAGCAGTTAGCAAGTCGTCTGGAAAATGCTCGTGAAGCATTTAAGATGGCAGTAGATCAGGGTGACACTGAACGAATGCTTTCTGCACAGGAAGAGTTAAGCAAGACCTATGCACAGGCAACTGCACTTGAACAGCAGAAGCGAGCATGGGAAGAATATAATGAACGTGTTAAGGCAGCGCAAGAAAATCAACGGGAGCAGTCACAGCAACAGGAAGCTACTCCTCAGTACGATCCACTAGCCGTCCAATGGGCAGGAAACAATCCTTGGTTTGGTCAGGATCAGATTATGACTGCAGCAGCCTTGGCAATTGATGCTGAACTAAAAGCTGAAGGTTATGATCCTTCTGACGAAGATTTTTATGAGGAAGTGGACAATCGACTACGTGTCCAGTTTCCTGCAAAATACCAAGCACAGGCTGAACAAATTGTAAAACAAGAACAGCCTGAACGTGTACAGAATGTTACGTCAAATTCTGCTCAAGTGGTTGCAGGTGCGTCACGCACACCAAAAACTTCTTCAGGAAGCAAGATCAAACTGTCTCAGGAAGACGTAAGACTTGCTCAGAAGTGGGGTATTCCACTTGAGAAATATGCAGCAGAAAAGCTAAAGGTCGAACAGGCCGATGGCGAATATACTAACGTATAAGCGTGGAAGGAGAATATACAATGACACGTAATGAAACACGTAATGAAGCAACTCGTGAAGCTAAAGTCCGTAGGACAACTTTTGAAGAACCTAATTGGCTAGACATCCCTGTTACCGTAGTCGAGCGTTTTAAGAATCAGGGAATGGCACTACGCTGGATTCGCATTTCTCTAAAGGGTAATGACGATGTTCAGAATGTAGGCAAGCGTCTAAACGAAGGTTGGGAATTTGTTTCTACGGAAGAAGCACCAGAGATGATTCAGTCCTCAGTCGTGCGAGAAAATGGACGTTATTCAGGTACAATCTGTCGTGGAGATTTAGCACTGGCAAAAATGCCTCAAGAACTAGCCGAATCACGTCAAGAATTTTATGAAAATCGCAGCCGAGAAATGGTTGATGCCGTTAATGCACAGCTAATGCGGGACAACAATTCTCGTATGCCGATTTCAAATCAGAGTCGCACACAAGTAAGTCGAGGCAGACAACCTCGTTTTCAAGATTAAGCTGGGTTTAAGCTAGACTGTCTTGTGTTTATTGTCAATCGTATAGCATAGAAAGGAAAGTGTAAATATGTCTACTACAAAAGCACTTGACGGTCTACGCCCTTCACGCATTCGCGGTGCCGGTCCTAACAGTTCAGGTGCCAACGAGTATCCAATTGCCAGCGGTTATGCTGCCAATATTTTTACTGGCGATATTGTCGTCAATGCTGCAGGGTACGTAAACGTCCTTACCACTACAACTCAGAAAGCTATGGGTGTTTTCATGGGTTGTAGTTATGTCGCTAATGGCGAACCAAAGTGGTCAGCTTATTGGCCTTCAGGTACTTCAGTAACAGAAGCAGTAGCTTATGTTGTTGATAATCCTTCAGCCACTTTTATTATTCAAGCTGACGCTTCAGTTTCAATTGGTGATATTAACTCACAAAACTTTAACGTAACACTAGGATCAGGTTCAACTGTAACTGGTCGTTCAGGCTTTGGCATTGATGCAAGCACTCGTACCACTGGTACTGCCATGCTACGCCCCATTGCCGTTCTTGACGAACCGGGCAACGACATTAACGTTAATACTGAACGTGCCTATCCTAAACTTGAAGTTCGCATTGTTAAGCATGTTGATGCTTACATCTCTGCAGACTCTTCAGTGAACTAATAGGGAAGGAGTAATATAGAATGGCTATTAATCGCGCAAGTATTGCAAAGGAACTTCTTCCCGGTCTAAATGCTGTATTTGGCATGGAATACACCGATGTGGACAACGAACATGCTCCACTATTTGATGTAGAACAGTCAGATCGTGCATTTGAAGAAGAAGTTCTATTCACCGGCTTTGGCACTGCACCTGTTAAGGGTGAAGGTGCTGCAGTTCAGTACGATGATGCACAGGAAGGTTACACTGCTCGTTATACTCACGAGACAATCAGCCTTGCTTTTGCAGTTACTGAAGAAGCTATGGAAGACAACCTATATGACACTTTTGCCAAGCTACGTGCACGTGGTCTAGCCCGTGCAATGGCAAACACCAAGCAGGTAAAGGCTGCAGACGTTTTCAACAACGGCTTTAACGGTGCTTATCTAGGCGGTGACGGTGTTGCACTATTTTCTTCCAGCCACCCCACTGTAGGTGCTGGTAATCAGTCCAACACTCTTGGTGCTACTGACCTTTCAGAAGCTTCTCTGGAAACTGGTCTAATCACCATTTCAAAGGCAAAGGATGATCGTGGTATTCTAATCGGTCTACGTGCAGTTTCTCTACACGTTCCTTCCGATCTAATTTTTACCGCTGATCAGATTCTAAACAGCACAATGTCAACCACAATTGGTGTAAACCCCAATGATACTACTGTAGGTGCCACTAATGTAAATGACATTAACAGCATTCGTAATCAGGGCATGGTTCCAAAGGGTTTCTTTGTCAACCGTCGCTTTACTGACACTAATGCTTGGTTCCTACGCACCGATTGTCCAAATGGCGCAAAGATGTTTGTCCGTGCACCACTACAGACAAAGATGGAACCTGACTTCGACACCGGCAACCTACGCTTTAAGGCACGTGAGCGTTATAGCTTTGGTTGGTCCGATTGGCGTGGTTTCTATGGTGCTTCTGGTTCTTCCTAATAACCAGTAAGTAAGGTTGGGTTGGAAGACGGTTTAAAGTAAAATTTATTCCGTCTTCCTTCCTTACCTTTTTTTTATTTTCAAAAATAGTGTTATAATACAAAAAGTATTAATACTCATTTATGAGAGGCTGATATGACAACAACTCTTCGTGAAGGATATGTTGTAGGTAGCGGTGTAGTTCTAGATGTTACATCAAGTGTAACAGTTTCCGATACACGCATTCGTTCTTTGTTTGCTACTGGTGTAGGTACTTTCCTTATTACTGGCACTTCAACAGATGCATATGGAAATATTAAGGGTAATAATATTAAATTTACTCTAACAACTGCAAATGATGCTTCAGAAATTTATTTTACTGATCTAGGAATGAATATGAACGGAATAGTAAAAGTTTCTGCACCTACATCTGCTGCTACGGTGGCTGTATTCTATGGCTAATTACACCTACCTTACCACTGAAATTATTAATGCCACTGAAAACGATGGTACGGAGTTTGTTAACTTTTTACCAAACATCGTTAATCGGGCAGAAGAAAGGTTGACCAAAGACCTTGACGACTATGGGCTAGTTACATATACGTCAGTTGCAGTTTCAAGTGGTAATAATAAAGTAACACTTCCAAGTGGTACACGTGTAATTAAAAACTTTAATTTTACAAGCAACAGCACAAAGATTAATATTCTTCTTCGTACTGACGAATTTATTAATGACTATTGGCCTGTTTCTGCTTCAACTTCAGAACCAAAATACTACGCACGTAGAAATAATACTACAGTTTTAGTTGCTCCTACACCTGCTTCAACTTATAACGGTGAATTTGTTTATGTGTCACGTCCAACGACACTTACTTCAGCAACACAAACTAACTACTTTACAGATTTTTGTTATGATCTTTTATTTACTGCCTGTATGATTGAAGCAATGATGTTTCAACGAGACTATCAGGCAGCACAAATGTACGAACAGCGTTATGCAGTTATTCTTGATCTACAGCGTAACCAAGCACGTAGAACACGTCGTGACGACATGCAAACACCAGCTTCACCTGCTGGAGCAGATAACACACTAATTCCAAATTCAAACTAAGGAGACACTAATGTACGGTAAAATGAAAAAGAAAAAAGAAGGTAATTCAATATCTAAAGGAATGATGGAAAATTATACCACTGTTCCAGTAGAAAGCGAAAAAAAGTTAATGAAAGGCGAAGAAGGGTTTATGAAAAAGTACATGGCTGGCGGTAAGGTTGGTCGTGGTTGTGGTGCTGCCATGCGTGGTGGTGGTGCAGTAATGAAAAAAGGGTAAGTAAATGAAATCTACAGATTTTATGGGACTAATTCCAGCAGTAGCTGGCAGAGCAAAAGGAAAGAATAAAGGATTTGCTATTGGACTTCTTCCCGGTCTTTTATATCGTAATAAAAAAGAAAAAGAAGAAGCTTCTAATCAAGCTGCTGAACAAATGAAAACTTCAGATGTTGGAGTTGGTCGTGCTAGTTCTGCAGGTAAAATGATGCGTAAAGGCGGCAAAGTAAAATCTAAATCTTATAAGCATGGCGGTAAACTAGGTTGTGGTGCTGCTATCAAAGGTTATGGTAAAGGTCCATATAAAAAGAAGGGAATGTAATGCCTCTTAAAAAAGGCAAAAGCCAAAAGACTATTAGTAAAAATATTTCAATGCTTGTAAAGGAAGGTAAACCACAAAAGCAAGCGGTGGCAATTTCTTTAAGTAAAGCAGGAAAAGCTAAGGCTAACAGTACAAAAATGCCTAAGCGTAAAGGAGGTGGTCCAGTATCTAGCGTTAACGAAGCTGGTAACTATACTAAACCAACTCTTCGTAAACGTCTTTTTAATGAAATCAAGTCTGGTGGTAAAGGCGGTAAACCCGGCCAATGGTCAGCCAGAAAAGCACAAATGCTTGCTAAACGATATAAAGAATCTGGTGGAGGATATAAATAAAATGGTATGTGAATGTAAATATTGTCCAGTACACGTATGGATGCGTTTTATGAAAGCAGTTACTGCTCGTGTAAAGTCAGTTGCAAAGGCAATTGCAGGTAAGTAGTTATGGCACTTAAAAAGCCACAGCGTAGTCTTAAAGCATGGACAAAGCAAAAGTGGCGTACTAAATCAGGTAAGCCATCTACACAAGGTCCAAAGGCTACTGGTGAAAGATACTTACCAGAGAAAGCTATTAAAAGTCTTAGTGCTAAAGAATATGCTGCTACAACAAAAGCTAAACGTCAAGCAACTCAAAAAGGAAAACAAGTAGCTAAACAACCAAAGAAGATTGCTAAGAAAGTAAGACGTTATAGGAAGGTTACATAATGGCTGTACGTAAAAGCACAGGTAAAGGAATGAAAGGTATGAGCATCAAAAGTGGTGACAAACGTCCCACTAAAGCTGGTGCTGGAATGACTAAAAAGGGTGTAGCTAAATATCGTAGGCAAAATCCCGGTTCTAAACTTCAAACTGCTGTAACTGAAAAGAAACCTACAGGTAAAAGAGCAGCAAGGCGTAAGTCATATTGTGCACGATCAGCAGGACAAATGAAACAATTTCCTAAAGCAGCTAAAGACCCTAATAGCCGTTTACGTCAAGCACGTAAGAGATGGAGGTGCTAATGGCTATAGGTCGTTCTAATATTAAACAACAGATTACTAAAGCACCAGCTAAAAAGATAATGAAGAAAAAGAAAACAAAAAATAATAAACTATCAATGTTAAATCTTTCTACTGCTGCACAAAAAAGAAAAGCACGTCGTCCGTAAATAAGGGAATTTTAAATGACTACTAGCGGTACATATAACTTCTCAATGGATATTGACGAAGTTATTCAAGAAGCAATGGAAATGATTGGTGGTGAACAAACACTAGGCCATGAACCTAAGTCTGCTCGCCGTTCAATTAACTTGCTTCTACAGGATTGGCAGAACCGTGGTATTCTTCTTTGGACTGCCAATACTACTGTTGTTTCAGTTTCTACTAGTGTAACTGCATATGCACTAACTTCCAGCACTATTGACGTTCTTGAAGTTGCAGTAAATCGTGATGATACTGACATTCAAATTGAACGTATTACAATGGAAGAATATCTAAAGATTCCACGCAAGGGTCAAACAGGTCGTCCAACACAGTACGCTATTAGGCGTGATCGTGACAATCCAATTCTTTATCTTTGGCCTGTACCTGAAAACACAACTGACCTTTTAAAAATTGAACAAGTAAGGTATACTCAAGATGTAAACAAGTCTGCCGTACAAACAGCAGATATTTCACGTAGGTTTCTTCCTTGCCTTGCTGCAGGACTTGCATATCAAATGTCAATGAAACGTCCCGGTGTAGATGGTGGACGTATTCAAATGTTAAAAATGGAATATGAAGAACGTCTTGCTCGTGCAATGGACGAAGACAGAGAAAGGTCAAATCTTAAAATTGTACCTCGATTGAGAATAGTTTAATGGCAAGTACAAAAAGGGCATTAGCACAATGTGATATTTGTGGGTTTGAATATCCTTATCGTAACATGAAGTTTAATAGTTACGGTATGCTTGTTTGCCCTACCGATTATGAAGGTGCCTATGATTTAAAGAACCATCCACAAAATCGTGTACCCAATGTACGTGATGACGAGTTTATTAAAAACCCACGTCCTCCTCTTTATGCTGAACGTCATAAAGACTGGGAAAATGCAAACACTAACTGGGAAGAAACAGAAAGTTACTGGAACACAATATAATGGCAACACTTACTGGTAAACAAATTTCAAATAGTTATAAGCAACTCCTACAGGTAGGAAGTAATAATAGTGGTCTTTCAGGAACTGTTCAAACAGTTCAGGACGGTAATGGAACTAACTCTGCTCTACAGCTTAGTAATTCAGCAGTAAATATTAACGGTAATTTTCAGCTTAATGGAGTAACACTTACAGCTAATGCTTCTACACTTAATGCAGTAGCTGACCTTACAGGTGCAACAGGTATTGTTGCTGTAAGTGCAGGTAATGTATATGGTAGAACGATTACAGGCGGTACAGGTGTTTCGATTACTAATGGAGATGGTACTGAAGGTAATCCTACTATTGCTCTTAATACTACTGGAGTTGTATCTGGTACATATGGTCCATTAACAAATCTTGAAATTAATGCAGTAGGTCAGGTTGTAAGTGCTACTGCAGTTAGTACAAGTGTTTCAGTTCCAACTATTCGTGCATCTGAATTTATTGGTGGTACGTTTAAAGGAACAACAGCAGACTTTAGTTCAGATACTTCAATTGGCGGAACTGCTGTTATTGAAGGAGCCGCAACATTTAATTCAACAGTTAGTGTTTCAGGTGCACTTACTGGTTCTTCTGCAACATTTACAGGAACAGTTTCAGCAGGAGATATTTCAGGTGCTAATGCAACATTTAGTGGGAATATTTCAGCAACTGAATATTATGGTGATGGTTCAAATTTAACTGGAATTGTAGCAGCTTCAGCAACTTTTGCTACATCAGCAGGATTTGCAGCTTCAGCAACAAATGCTTCATTTGCTCTTTCAGCTACTAATGCTAACTTTGCAGCTAGTGCTTCCTTTGCATCTAGTGCTTCATATGCTGCAAGTGCAGGAGAAGCTTCTTTTGCTGTATCTGCTTCAAGTGCAGCTTTTGCTACAAGTGCTGATAGTGCAACCTTTGCAGTATCTGCTACTAATGCAACAACAGCTTATAATGTAAGCGGCGGTATCGCAGATATTTCAGGATTAACTGCTGTTAGTGCAAGTATTTCAGATTTAAGAGCAACACAGTTTTATGGTACATCAGTTAGTATTGATTATCTAAATGCAAGTGATATTACTGCAATTACAATTTCAGCAACTGATCTTAAATCTTCTACACTTAGCTTTACATCTGTTAGTGTATCTTTATTGCGAGTATATCGACTAGCTGTTGAAACAACTCTTTCAGCAACATATGGTACTTTTACAGGCAATGTTTCAGCCGTTTCATTTTATGGTGATGGTTCAAATTTAACCAACCTACCAACTGCTCCTGTATCAGTATCTGCATATACAGTTAATCAGCTAACAGTTGTTAGTGCAGCTAGTTTTCCTGATGATGCTACATTAAATTTTGGAACAGGAAATGATTTACAAATAGTTCATAATGGTAGTAATTCTGTAATTAAAGAAACAGGAACTGGTAGTTTATTTGTTCAAAGTAATGAAATTAAATTAACAAATACTGGTTCTTTTTCAATGCTTACTTTAGCAGATGGTCAAGATGCAGATTTTCCATATGGTATTCAAGTAAGTGGTACAGTTAGTGCTACATCATTTGTAGGACCAACGATTACTTCAATTAATTCTGTAATTTCAAATGTATCTGCACTTACAAGTGTAAATGCAGCAGCTATTACAAGTATTAATACTATCTTAGGTGATGGAAGTAACTTTGCAACTTCAGCAGAACTAGCTGCTACATCTGCTGCATTAGCAACAAGCATTGCTACTGCAAATACACGAATTACTTCAGTAAGTGATTATGCTGTAGCACTTTCAGCTACTCTTGCTACAAGTATTGGAAATAGCAATACAAATATTGCGGCAGTTTCTGTTTTAACATCAATTAATGCAGCAGCAATTACTTCAATCAATGCAATCATTGAAGGTAACGTATCTGCTGATAGTGGAACATTTAATACACTAACAGTTATTACATCTGCATCAATTGGCGGTACACTTAATGTCGGTGGCAACGTCGGTATTGGTACGAGCAGTCCAAGTGTTTTATTAGATATAGAGGGGTCTGGATATGCAGGTCTTGATATTAATGGTACTAGTGGTGGTGAAATTAGACTTCAAACAAATGGTACAACATACGCCGATATTTATGCTGATACTACCGCTCTTGTTATAGATTCAGCCAACTCTAATCAAATAATATTTTCTGATAGCAGCACAGAACGTGCGCGTATCGACAGCAGCGGTAACTTGCTGGTAGGGAGTACAAATACTGATGGCTTTGATGGCACAAGTGGCTTAAAGGTTGCTAGCAGCACTGTTGGTTTTCTTTTAGAAAGAACAGGCACAAGAAGTTGGCTGCAATACATTCCTAGTTCTGGTGACTGGCGTCTTTATGACTCCACAGATAATGCAGTCCGTATGGTGGTCGACAGCAGCGGCAATGTCGGTATTGGGACTACTTCCCCAGTAGCCCAATTTGAAAGCCAAGCTGCAAGTGGCACACTTCAAACTCGCACTAAAGTAACTGGAAGTACTGCGTCAGACATTGCTGAACTTGCTATATCTACTGGTACTCGTACACATTTAATTCAATCTAAAGGTTCATCAGGTGACTTTGTAATTCGTGATAGCACTGGTGCGGCTGATAGAATTACTATGGACACTTCAGGTAATGTTGGTATTGGGACGAGTTCGCCTACCGTTCCACTTCATCTAAAAACTGTTGGCAGCATTAATCCAATCCTTAATATTGAAGGCACTGCATTTACTCCGGGAATTAGAATGTACTCTGGGGGAACTGCAATCACACCAAGTATTAGGTATGGCACTGGCACTGGCGGCACTGCTCTGAAAATTGAACAAATTAATACTGGTGCGGGAATTGATGGTGCAGTTACAGAACGTATGCGCATCGACAACAGCGGCAACGTCGGTATTGGTACTTCGTCACCTTCCGCAAAATTAGACGTTAATGGCACCCTCTCGGCTGGCGCGACGACGCTTTCTGTTGGTGCTATTACATCTGGTGGCATTAAGGTTCAAGGATCAAATAGTGGAGCGGGGGTACAACTAAACAACACCAGTGCCGCACAAGAGTATTTGTTGAATGTAACGAACAGCGGCAATTTATTGCTTTATGATGTTACAGGAACAGAAAATCTCTTAGTAGTTAGTGCCGCCGGTGCATTTGATTTTCAAGACGGCAACATCACCACCACCGGCACCCTCTCCGCTGGTGCTACGACCGTCACGACGCTGACGGCTAGTGGTGAAATTTCAGGCACAGCAGGTATTGCGGTTAGCGGCGGCACGTCTAACTCAAGCGTAGATATTGCATTGCCTAACACCAATTATATTGCTTGGTACGACTCCGGTGGGTCTGGTAGTACTGCTGCATATATCCAAGGATCAGGCGGTAATTTAACTATTAATTCACAGACGCTAACAAATATCAGCAGTTCCCTCTCCGCTGGTGAGACGACTGTTACAAGACTGGCAGCCTCTGCTGCTGGAGCTGCTTTTGGGTCTTCCGGTTTAGAAGTTTTTGTCGGACAAAACAATACAGCGGCTTTGATTATAGGC